CGTTATTGTGGCCGTTGGTGTGTTAGTTGGTGTTTGAGTAGGAGTATCCGTTATTGTGGCCGTTGGTGTGTTAGTAGGAGTTTCAGTCACTGTTGGTGTAACCGTATTAGTAGGTGTTATTGTGGGTGTAGGTGTAGGTGTTGGAGTTCTTGTCGCCGTTGGTGTTGGTGCGGGACACGACTCAATTAATATTATATTACCTGAACCATTTGTTTGAAATACAGTGTTACCTGGTAATCCACCAGAATCTGAAAGATATGTTGCAAAAATTGGTGTTGTAAAACTACTATTCAAGTATATTGTTGTTCCTGTAGTCCAAAAACCAATAGCAACATTACTATAATATGTTTGAAGACTTGGACTTGAACAAGCATCTAATGATGTTGTACCGCTAGATAATGATGTAATTGTAAACACAGGTCTAGTTGGTGTTGGTGTAATTGTAGATGTTATAGTTGGAGTTGGTGTTAAACTTGATGTTACACTTGGTGTTGGAGTTGCTCCATAACTTGGAGTAACAGATGCTGTAATACTTGGAGTTGGAGTTACTGGTGGTGGCCAATCAATTGTTGAAAGAATTTGAATACTTTTAGATGCTGTCGAATAAGTACCGTCAATATACCATACATTAATAGTTTCATTTTCTAATACTTCGTGATTATTTATATTTAAATTATCCGAACATCTAGTATAATTAATAACACCAATAGATGTTATTGAGTTATTTTTTATTATTGATTTTTTACAAGCCATCTTATTTTATACATTATAAATACCTTTATAAAACAAAAAAGGGAACCTAAGTTCCCTTTTTTTATGACGTTTGAGATAAATTATCTCAATTCTTGTAAGTTGAATGTTCTAACTCCGTCAACTGTAACTCTACCATAGAAACGGTTGTTAACCATTTTCTTAGCGTATCTTGTCATGATACCCTTGATAGGTGTGAAGTTGAATGGGTTATACATAGTTGGAGTCAACTGTAAAGGTACGTATGGAGCGTAAATGTAACCAGTATCCAACAAGCTAGTTCCTTTGTGTCCGATTAACACTTGGTTAGCTGGGAAGTAAGGGTCACGATATACTTGATATCTACCTGACAAAGTACCGATTCTTTCAATACCCATGTTGTATTGGTCTTGCTCAGGAGCTGCGTTTGATACGTGGAAGTATTCCAAGTCATCAAAGATAGCAGATACTTCAGAAGATACAACAATCCAGTTAGCACCACCTCTTAAAGTTGATTTGTGAATTTGAGCTGACAATTGGTTAATTGCAGTAATCAAAGTTTGGTTCCAATCTTTTTGAGTGTAAGGAGTTGTTCCGCTAGAAGATAGTCTCTTCCAACCGTTATAATCCCATCTCAAGTTCCAAGCTGCGCCTTTTCTCAAATCTCTCAAGATTTCTCTATCAATTTCTGCCGCAACCTGCTCAGATAACAATGCTGTCAATTCAGCTTCAGCATCAATGTTGTGGAATGCCGCAACGTCTTGAGCTAATTCAGGAGACCATTGTGCTCTTAATTTTCTTTCTGTTACAGAAACAGTTACTGACTCAAGGTCAAAAGAAACTTCACCAATTTGGTCTTCAAATTCCAATTCTTTGTACAATCTGTAAATTGCTAAGAAAGCATTGTTAACAGCTGTAGTAGATGAGAAAGTAGAACCTGTGTAACCATCCATAGATGAATCACCACAAGTAATACAAACAGGAGCTTGTAAATCAATTTCCAAGAAAATAAATCCATTAGCGTCACATACGTTGTAGTAAGAACCACCTGAATTTTTGTTTACTGGGAAAGTAGTATTTACTTGACTTCCGTATTGAACAATACCTTTACCATATCTTTGAGTAACAACTCTGAATAAATAAGGGTTAGTTGTGTTTGCTGAAGTAAATTGGTTAGTTGAAACACCTAAGATGTTCAAACCTGACAAGAATTCTTCAGTATCCATAGTATTACCGTTAGGACCAATCAATTGACCAGCACCTGCGTTAGAGAATCCACTCATAACAATGATAACTTTTCTATAGTTATCTTCAGGGTATTCTGCAGGTAATAAAACACCAGCGTTAGACCAAGCGTAAGTTACAGTATTTGCTGTAATAGCACTCCACTGACCTTTTGAATAGTCAAACAAACCAGGAGGGTTTAAACCAGCCTCATTTCCTTCGTAGAATAAATCATACAAATCTTTGTTATAGATTGGGTTAAATGTACCATCACCTGAAGTGTATCCAGCATCAGGATTACCTGGATAGTTTCCTGGAGAACCGATAGGAGCGTAGTGAGTTCCTGAACCACCAAACAAACCATCTGTTGATGTACCACCAGAATAACCTTGAATTTTAGGTACAAAGTAGAACAATTTACCGATTGGTAAGTTCATTGCTTGTACAGACACGATGTCGTTAGCTAATAATTTAGAGAATACTCTTCTCACGATTGGGAAAACAACTGTTTCAAAAGAACCGCTATCAGAAGTTGAAGAAGCCTCATTGATTAAGAAAGAAGCTTGGTTTTCGTATAACTGAGCTACGTTTTCTTTCATGTGACCTTTTAAACCTTCCAAAAAGCCAAGTTTATCCCATTTGTTGATTGTGTCTTCTTTGATAACCTTAAGGTGTTTTAAACCAATGTTACCAACAAGACCGCTTTCTAATAATGCACCCATTTTAGTATTTTTTTGTTTTTAAGTTTTATTTATTTTTATTTTTGTATTTTTTGCATGATATCCTTCATTCTTAAGAATTGTGGATTTTCATAAGTTTTTGACTCAATTAAGTTTTGTGAAGAACCTGATGCTGGTGATTTACCAATTTTTTCCATAGATTCTGTAACTACGTTTTGAGTCGTGGTATTTAATTCATTTTTAATTGATGAATACAATGATTTTGATTCTTTTAATGACTCAACATCATCAAATCTTCTTAAGATATTAATCTTTTCTTGTTTTGTTGTTGTATGTTCTGTAAACAATCTTGTAGCGTAAGCCAAGTTTGAATTAAACACAGCAACTTCATTTAATTTTTCTCTGAAAATATTAAGTGCTTTTCTGTATTCTTCATTCTTCTCTCTCAATCTTTCAACTTCTTCAGCAAGAGCCTGATTTGGAATTACTTTCATTTTAGGTAAACCTTTTCTTTGAGCGTAATTTCTAGTTCCATTACCTAATGTTCTAGCAGCTTCTTTAGTTTCCTCTTTTTCGTAATCTTTGTAATGACCATCTTTTTCACCAGCTTTCTTTTCAACACCATCAACATCCTTACGTCTGTATTCGTGTTTTTTAGAACCATACTTTTCTTTCATTTCAGCTTCAGTGTATTCAAACTTCTTAGGTTTTAAATTCATACCAACTCCTTTAGCTTTACCTTTTGGTTCAATAGCCGCTTCTTTGGTTTCCATTTTTCTACCTTCTTTATATTCAAATTTAGCACTTCCAGTTTTAACACCTTTACCTACTACAGGTTTACTCATCATTGACCCTTCTTTAGTTTCCATTTTTTTAGCTTTGTTAGTTAAAGAGGATTTTGTTAATTTACCCATAACTGGTTTAATTGTCATTTTACCTTCAGACATGTTTTCATCCTCATCTTCATCTTCATCCTCATCTTCATCGTCATCGTCTTCTTGTTCTTCCATTTCTATTTCATACACTACTTCGTCCATTTGTTCTTCTTCCATGTACTCTTCTTCCATTTCAACTTCGTCCATTTGTTCTTTACCAAAAATGTCAGCCATCATAGATTCTAAATCATCGTTAGATAATTCATCTTCATCCATTTGTTCTTCTTCCATGTACTCTTCTTCCATGTACTCTTCTTCCATTTCAACTTCGTCCATACTTTCAGTTTGAATAATGTATTCAACATCTTCATCTTCATCGTTTAAAGTAATGTGGTTACCATCTTGTTTAACAATGATACCATCTTCATCACTCATAGATTTGAAAACCTTTAAGATTTCATCATCAGACGCATTTGTAAGGTCAATTGGTAGTGTATCTTCAGAATCCATATCAAAGTCCATATCAAATTCATCTTCCGATTCATCATCGTCAGAATCCATATCAATGTCCATTTCAACATCATCCATGTTTTCATCATCAGAATCCATAT